AAGGATTTTATAATGGTTTTGTGGCAAAGATACCAGCTTCAATGCTCCCAGCAGTTATGATTAGTATTGATACAACAGAGGTTGGAGATTTTTCAGACGCAGAGGATGAACATAGGATACTGCTTAACCTAACATATATAGCAGATATCAGACAAACTTTAGAGGACTCTGCTTTAGTAACAACATTAAATGGAGTGCTTGATGCCTTGGTCGGCAGGGAAAGTGATTACTCACTTAAAACAACAAGCATTTTAGATATTTTAAGGGGAAACCTTAATGTAGATACAAATTTAAGAACTGATGTGGGCGGGTTCTCGGTAGTTACACCTGGCGAAATAGCCACAGGTAGATTTCCTGGACTTTTCTCAGCAGAAGGGACTATCAAATTCCTTGCTCACTTCACACAAGAACGATGATAAAAACAAAAAAAAGATGGGATGGAATAAAGACTCCTAAAAGAAAACCGAAAGGTCGTCAGGAGAATTATTTCTTTCCTAATGAAAGAAAAACTATTAGGGCTTCCAGTATGAAGGAAGCCATCAAAAAATTAAAAGAGTAAAATGGGAAAATTTATAGGTAAAGACATAAAAATTGGAATTGGTAAGGAAAAAATTACTGGCACAGCTTCGGTTTTGACTGCTAATTCTTTGGAGGTTCTAACAGGGTCTCCTTTTTCTGCTTCAATGGTTGGAGCGCAGGTTGTTAGATTAGGTAGTCCAGTAGCTTATACTTATGTTTCGGCTTTTGTTAATGCGAATAAATTGACATTAAATGATGATATTATTACATCAACTCCAGTAGTGTTTGAAGTATCTGCTCCGAGAGGCACACAAGTAGCGCCTGTTTATTGGATGCCAAGAAGGGCTGATGATTTTGGCGATAAAGTAACTAAAGTTCCAGACGAGCAAGGATATGGAGTTATTGAAGGATCTATTGGAGAGAGGGTAACTGCAAAATGGGCAGAGGGTTCTATTACAGGAGTTGCCAGAATAAAAGCGCTTGGATTATTCCTTTTGAACGTTTTTGGACAAGTTGCTACCACCAGACAAACAGGAGTTGATAAAGCAGTCCGCAAACACGTATTTACAGTCCGATCAAACCACCAGCATCCGTCTTTCACTCTTGCGATGGAGGATGATTTAGAGGAGCTTTCTTATCCTCTTGGTATGCTAAAGACATTGAAACTGACAGCTGACTTAGGAGAAATGGTATTACTTACTGCAGATATTATCTCTAAGAAAGGAGAAACGTCAAGTCCAGTATTGACACCAGCTTATATTGTAGAAAAAGATTTTGCTGCTGAGGATATCTCTATTAAGTTTGCCACAAGCACAGCTTTATTGACCGCCGCTTCAGTTACGAAAGTGAAATCAGTTGAGATTACTTTGGATAACGATATTGAAAAGGATGATGTTCTTGGGTCAGTTGATCAAGATGATAACTTAAACAAGACATTTAAGGTTGAGATTGTTGTTAGCAAGACTTATGATGCAAATACTTTCAAGGGATACTATACAACAGGAACAGCAAGAGCAATGAGATTGACGATTGAGAATACAGCTGCGGTGCTTCAAACAAGTGGTAGTTTATATCCTAAGTTGGAGTTTGATTTGAACAAGGTTAATATAACTGATTGGAGTCTGACGAAAGATTTAGATCAAATTGTAATGGAAAACTTTACCATACAGGCAAGGTTTAAGATAGCCGACTCAAAGATGATACAAGCCACGTTGCAGAACTTAGTAACAGAATACTAAAATGGAAACCAAAACCATAGAAACGCCTTTTCAAAAGGCAAAGGTTGAGATAAAAACCTATCTAACAGCTGGAGACGAACAAGAAATCCAGAAGGTTTTATATGATGCTGCGATTATCAAAAATGGAGCAGTTGAAAAGATTGAAGGTTCAAAAGGAGAAGTAATGAATAATATGGAAAGGAAACTAATGGAGAAAGCAGTTGTGAGTATAAATGATAACAAGGATAAGATAGTTGAAAGGTTATTAGAGATGCCTTCAAAGGATTATGATTTTGTTAAAGATGCGGTTGATAAGATTAGAGACGAGGGAGGCGAGGCTAAAAAAAAATAGTCCAGCAGTATAGGCGATACGAAAAAGGGTATAGGGATATGCCAGATGAAATCAAAGTAGCACAGATCTGCAGAATGATGGGCTGGGATTATTTTACTTACAGAAAGCAACCTATGCCTTTTATAGAACTGATTTGGTTGAGTAAGTTATTAGAATTAACTCAAGAACAAAATGCCATTAGGTCTCGGGGGAACAAGCGAACTTAAAATACTGCTATCCCTGAAAGATAAGGCAAGTGCTAAACTTAAAACCTTTAATAAGGATTTCAAAAGTATGGCAACGGGGATAGCAAAGGGTGCTGCAATAGCAGGTGCTGCTATGGCTGTTGGCATTGGAGTCAAAGCTGTAAAAGCTGCGGTTGAGTTTGAGAAGTCAATGGCAAATGTTGCTACCTTAGTTGATACAAATGTAGAGAGTATGGATAAGATGGGTAAAGAAGTTTCTAAGATAGCAAAGAGAACGCCAGTAGAGATATCATCACTAACTACAGCACTTTATAATGTAAGATCAGCAGGAATAAGCGCAAGTGATGCTATGGAAGTATTAGAAATATCTGCTCGTTTAGGAGTGGCAGGATTGGCAACAACAGAGGAAGCTACAAATTTGTTAACGACAGCTTTTAATAATTTTTCAGATCAAGGATATGAAGCAGACGAGATAGCAAACATTTTATTTAAGACTGTAAAAGCAGGAAAGACTACGGTTGCAGAATTAGCACAGGCATTTGGAAATGTAGCACCAATCGCAAAAGCTGCGGGGGTTAGCTTAGAGGAAATGCAGGCCGCAACTGCTGCGTTAACTGTGGTAACAGGAAAAACAGCAGAAAGTCAAAATAGATTAAGAGCTTTGTTTGATGAAATGACACGAACAGAGGGTAAGTTGGCAAGTCAAACAAAAGCATTAGGAATAGAAAATGTAGAAACGTTAATATCAACAAATGGATTAGAGGGAGCAATGAGAATTCTTTATGAAGCTACAGGCAAAAACGATATAGCGTTCAAAAATCTGTTTGGTTCTGTTGAAGCTGGTGGTGCTGCTTTATTATTATTAGGTGGAGCAAACGAAGTTTATAATGCAACTCTTGATAGCACCTTAGATAAGACAGACCTTTTAACAGAGGCATTTGAAAAAAAGAAAGCTACGGTTGAAGCGATGTGGCAGATATTCCATAATAAACTTGATGTTGAGTTAAAAGATTTAGGAATGAAAATAATTCCTATATTGTTAACAGCAGTAGAGAATGCGATAAAAGTATTCCGTTCTTTTTTCAAAGTTACAGATACAATATGGACTACATTTGTTAAATTAAAAGGGGCAGTAACTAATTTTGGATTAGAAATAGATTTAGTAGCAAAGAAGTTAGCTAAGTTTTTAGAACAAGCAAGTAATAAATCTGCCAACTTTTTTGTAAGAGTAGGAGAAGCATTTGATCCATTTGGCGGATTAAATTTTGATAAAGGAGGAATTGTGCCTGGAGCAATCGGTTCTCCAGTTCCAGCGATAGTTCACGGAGGAGAAACAATCATACCACCTGGCAAAAGTGCAGGAGGAATTACAATCAACATAACAGGTAATACATTTATGGCAACGGAGGAGGGAGCAGAAGCCATAGGAGATATGATAATTGAAAAACTAAAAACTCAGATGAGATTTCAAACTTAATATGAATTATGAATTTAATAGTCAATGTAGCATCAACCGACAGAACGAATTATATTTTATGGCGGACTTTCTGGAAAATAGATAACATCAATTCAAAGGTTGATACCTGTTCTTTTTCAACGAGGAAATATGGAGGAAAAACTTGGAGTCCGTCAGTTGGAGATGAGATTGAAGTTTTAGATGGAGCAGATACGATATTTGCAGGAGTGATTATAAAAGTGACCGAAAGAGCAGAGGGCAGTCATTTACAGAGATATGATGTTCAATGTAAGGACTGGACGCATTACTTAGACAGGCGCTTAGTTACAGAGAGATATACAGATAAGACTGTTGCAGAGATTATTGCGGATATTATAACGGATTATACCTCTGGTTTTACTGTGACTGAGGTAAGCTGTGATATTCCGATTGACTCAATATCTTTTAATTATGTTACGGTTTCACAAGCAATTCAAATGTTAGCAGAGCAAGTGAACCATAGTTGGTATGTAGATTATAGCAAAGACATACATTTCTTTCCAAAGAATAATGAGTTATCTCCTTTTGATTTGACAGATACGAACAATAAATATGTTTTTAAGAGCTTAGTTGTCAAAGACGATCTAAGTCAAATGCGGAATAGAATTTTAGTTAGAGGAGGAGATAAGCAAGGAAGCAAAAGAACAAAAAACTTTACAGGAGATGAGAAAAAGAAAACTTTTCCATTAGGATATAGGTTTGCTAAAAAACCGATTGTATTATTAGCAGGTTCTGCAATAGCGGTTGGCACAGAATTTTTAGATGATGAAGCGAGTTATGTTTGTTTTTGGAACTATAACGAGAAGTATTGTAGATTTACTTCAACACCACATACAGGAACAGCTATTGCTGTAACAGGAACGCCTTATATTCCAATTCTCGTTCAAGTTGAGGATTATGAGTCAATCAATACTTATGGAGTTTATGAGTTCAGAAAGATAGATAAATCAATCAAGACGACAGACGAGGCAAAACAATATGCGGTTTCGCAAATGGACGCTTACAAATCAACCATAAAAGAGGGTAGGTTTCAGACATATGAGTCAGGACTAAGATCAGGGCAGGTTATAAATGTTGGCTCAACCATACGAAGCATAGACGAGGACTTTTTAATCCAGCAGGTAGGACTAAAAATGAGAGGATATAATGAGGGAGTTTATACTGTAGTATTAGCAACGCTTAGAACAATCGGGATAATTGAGTTCTTACAGAATTTGTTGTTAGGAGAAACAAAGAAAATCGTAATAGGAGAGGATGAAGTGCTGGAAAAATACTATGTAGATCATAAAGATATTCAGGTTACGGAGTTGATAGAAGTTTATACGGAAAGTGAGGATCATCAGTCAGTAGCAGTAACCGAACTTATAAGGAAAGATCCGTGGACACCTATCTGGGTTCTATCTCCTTATTTTCCAAGTTCAGATGCAGACACAAAAAGAGAAGGACGACTTGGCATATCAATGTTTTTATACTAAAATAAATATATGGAAACAAATCAAAACGTAAAAGTCAAAGGAGAAATAACGGCTAAATTTTATGATCAGTCAGCTTTGAGTTTAATAGATAGAATAAGGAACAAGGTAATCAATCTGATTGTCAAAAAGGGTTGGCGAGATAGAAAGTTTTTAATGGATTACTACCACTTAGGTAGATTAAAAGAAACCCAGATGCATACTAACATAATTTGTAATGCAGGGTTTGAAGCAATTTGTAAGAGGTTAGCAGGGACGCTAACTTATACAGGAGAGATAACTAAGATGGCTTTAGGAACAGGAACAGCTGTTGCTGCTGTAACTGATATAAAGCTGGTAACAGAAACTTATAGGAATACCACCGCCTCAGGAGTAGGAGCATCTAATGTTGCCTACTTAACAGCTTATTATACAGAAGCAGAGTGTAATGGAACATATACAGAGTTCGGGAATTTCATTGATGGCGCTGCGGGTGCTGATACAGGACAACTTTGGTCAAGGATAACAGGGATAACTTGGGTTAAAGACGCAGTAACAGTTTTAGTAGTAGATTGTAAATATACATTCGCAAGTATATGAAATCGTTAATAATAAAACTAAAAGTTAAAGATAACGTAGAGGCTTATCAAATAGTCAGTAGATTAGGTTTTAAGTTTAAGATTGATGAGGTAATCTTTGAAAAAAAAACATATAAATTTTCAGAAACTAAAAAGCCGAAGCATTTCTTAAGGGATGACTTTGGCAAAACAAATGAGTGATACATCAAGACCAAAAGCAATAGGAGATAAGCTGTCAGTTGCGGAAGTGAATAGAGAACTGCCAGTTGAAATGACTGCTGGCGAAGCTATGGCATCAACTCCTGTTGCGGTTTATGTTAAGAATGCAGACGGATATGTTTATAAGGCAGTTTCAACGCCATTCGCAGAGAACGTAGAGTTCATAGGATTTGTGATGAATGTAGCGGGAGCAAGTGGAAGTGCGGTTGCAGTTCAAACAGCAGGAGTAGTTGAAGGATTTTCTGGATTGACAGTTGGAGAATACTACTATCTTACCGACACAGCAGGAGCAATAAGCACAGCGATAGTGGCTGTTAAGAAATTGGTAGGCATAGCAATTAGTGCGACAGCAATAAAGATTATAACAGACAACGCATTGGAATACATTGAGATAAAACCACCTGCTTTTGCTGAACAATCAAATCCTAATGTTTGGGAGGACTGGGATTTATCTACAATCATAGGATTAGGCGCGAAATTCGTTGAAGTTGTTTTGGCGCAAATAGGAGGCGCTGATGCTGGTGTGAGAGAAAAAGGATCTTCGGTGGACAGAATAATAAATATGTATACTGCCATAGGTGCTGCTGAATCAACTGTTATGACTGTTAAAGTCAATGCAGATAGGATAATAGAAAGATATACTAAAACTGCTACAGGGAATTGCGAGTTTTCAATACTTGGATACTGGAGATAATGAGATCCCTGACAAGGAGCTGAGGGGTGAAACCGAACTTCACATATCTATGAGTATGTGCGGTGGAGGGAGTAATCCCCAAGGGAGGTGATCCTCCAAATTATGAGTAAAATAAAAGAGACAGCTATTAAAATAGATCGCCTACAAAGATTGATTGGTTCTATTCAATTACATTTAGCAGTTAAAAGAATAAGAAAGTCAAGCCATTTTATAAAGTATGATATTGTCGGAACACAAATAAAGAAGTTTTTATTTGAGTTAGGGATAGATGTTAGCACAAGCATATATGATAGAAAGTTTTCTTTAACCACCTGGGATAATTGGAAAGAGGTTATTGCTAATGATGTAACGAAAGAGATAAAATATGTTAGAGAGTATTTTGATTGTGATAATTTTGCCTTTACATTTTCAACCCTTGCTTCTATGCTATATGGATTAACTTCAGCGACACCAACTTATGGAGATACTAATTTAGGCAGACATTACTTTAATATAATAATTACAAGAGACGATGGCGAATTGAATGCTCATCTTTACGAGCCAATTTCTGGCAAGTATTCCAAGATAAAGAAAGACAAGATTTTACAGATAGGATCAATGACATACGAGCCGATGCATATTCATTTATTCTAAAGGTCATTTAATCAACTAACATTAGAATTATGATTAAAGATTTTTCATTTTTAACATCGCGTAGATTTTGGTGTTTAATAGGAATTGCAATAGTTGGTGTTTTATCATCAGAAGGAATTTTATCTCCTGATATTGCTCAGGGGATTATAACAATCTTAGGTGGCTTTACCGCAATCAGAACGATTGATAAAGCGACAGCTAAAAAATAACTGACAACCGATATTTGAGATAGCAAAGATCCCTCTGTTTTTTCAGACCTTTTTTTGACAGAGGGGTTTTTGTTTTGAATTTTCCATAGATAGAAACAGGGGGTTGACATATTGCGAGAAAACGATACGATAGTAGTAGGCGTGGATAACTCACATAGGTAAGTATTGAGTAAGCAAGGAAACATTGTATTTATAGGGTTTCTAAGGAATAGTAGAAAGTATAAAAAAGGGCTTGACATATACAGAAAAAACGATACAATAAAATCAGAAAATGAAATGTGGATAACTCAAAGGTCGGCAAGTTAAATAATTAACTAAAAAAAACATAAAAAGATGGAAATAACAAAAGAGAAGTTTGAGGCTTATGTATCAGTTCAGAGAGAAGGTCTAACTAATATGTGCGATATTCCTGTTGTAAAAGAATTAGCCAAAAAGTTTTTAGAGGATGGATTAACGAGTGAGGATTGTTTTGACATAATGGAAAATTATGCCAAGTATAAAAAGGAATTTGAATTAAAGAAATAAAACATATGAACAATTTAGAAAGTGAGCTAAAAAGAACATTCAAGCCAAAGCGATGGGTATATGGAACAAAGAAAAAACAATGGTATCTAATTGATAAGAGAGATAGAGATTTTGAAACAGGACTAACGCAAAAAGAATTCAGACAGCTGGGAGTTGTAAAAGCAAAAGAGAGATACCTACATTCATTATTAGCATAAAATATATGAGAATTAAAAATACAACTAAATGGGATACAAGTGATTTAAGAAAACTTTTTAGCAGGTGTATCAAAGAGGTTAAAAAAATAGAAGGTAGAGGAAAGAATAAAGGAATAAAGGTATATGTGAAAAATGATAATCGTGATGTGTTTGACATATGCGGTAGAGGATGGCTTGGATATTATGAAATGAGTATCAAAGTTGGGATTGAAATAGATCTGATGAACCTTGATAATAGGAAAAGATTAGCACATATTTTTACTCACGAATACTTTCATAATTTAGGATATCGTCAACAGGATTATAACAATTACAAAGGCGATTGGACTGCGAGAATGAATTATGATTTTGTAAAAGATTGTCAGATTAAAGAAGCTGTTATAAAGACAAAACCGAAAAGAGATTTACGAATGGAGAGATATCAAACAGCTTTGGCTTATGTAAAGACATACGAAACCAAAGTCAAGAGGACAAAGAACCTTCTTAAGAAGTGGAAGCAGAAACAAAGATATTATGAGAGAGTTTTAACCGCTGCTGGTAAAATTAACATAGAAAAATGAACAACTATCTTATAAAGATTTCATCATATGCTCCATATCCTATCACAAAAGATTACCGTGAGGAAGCAAGTAGCACAGCTCCAGCAGTTAGCAGATCAATTAGGAAATACTGCAAGGAGCTAAAAAAGAAACGGATCAAGGAGTTAACTATTAAAGCTACAAGATTATGAGCAAAACAAATAAGTTTGTTAAAAGATACAAGCGAGAACGAAAGGTCAAGTCATTAAAAAAACTTCTTAACTTAATCATTGGTGTTGCTGTGATTATCGTATTTTTAGGTGCGGTATGTCTGATAGTAATGTATTTAATCTATCTGATTTCAGTAATAGCTTTATTATAATGCCAGAGGAATATACAGACGAATATCCTTTGGGCGGGAACGTCATTGAAAAATATGACATTGAGCGCGAAAAGGAGTTAGAGGACGAGGAATAATCATTAGTTAAAAAATATGGATGGAGATAAAAGAAAAGAGGATTTAAGAATAAAAAACGGATTAGTCCTATGTGATAATTGTGATACTCCTGCGAGCTGGGAATTGTCTGTGGAGATGGGCTGGATCGGTTGTTCTCCTTGTATGACTGGAGAAACAGATAGTTTTGATGCAGGGAATTTGATACCAGAGGAAAGTATATTTAATTTCTTAAAAGAGTTTAATAATTAAACAATAGAAAAATGTATTCACCAAAGATAAGAGATCATCAGGTAACAAGGATTTATGTTTTAGCGAAAAAGCTCAATATCCCAATGACGAAATTGGTTGAGATTGCTATTGATATGTATCTTAAAAAGGTTGAGCCAATCAAGTTTGAAAAAAAGAATGATAAGCGAACACCTAAGAGTTAAGTTTTTGACTTGTAAGAAGTGTAGAACCCCGAATAGCTGGGAGGTTGTAGTGAGAGTTAGGACATATTACGATGGATACGAGCAAAACGAGGTTGAGGATATTATAGGATACAAGTGCCATAACTGCGGAATAGCTAAGAAAATAATCACAGAAAAGGGCTTGACAATACCTGTGATTGACAGGATAATAAGCAGTAATAGATTAAATTTATGATACAAATTATACAAAGGGAAGTAGATTATCGCTGGAAAAAGCGTAAGTGTAAAATACATAATCCAAAGCATATCGCAACAGAGGAGGGACAAGTAATAGGTAAAATATGTAGGCAATGCGGTGCAGAATTATTAGCATCTAATCCAAACAAAGTAGTAGGAGTTTCTACAAAATGTTTTGGAGGTGGCGTAATAATTCACGGTGCAGTTAAAATAAAGGTCGGTAAATAATTAACATATAAAAAAATGACTAAGGAAGGAAATAAATTATCGTGGAGTTTATCTAACATTTGGAACGAGCAATTAACATTCGGGAGGGGACAAAGAAAACCATATAAAAGAGATTATTTCTGGGCTTCTGAATTAGGCAAGGACTATTACCAGAGATGGTTGTCAATGAATGCTATTAAATCTGATTTTGACTTTGACGAAAGAACCCTGCGCAAGTTTGAAGCAGGAAACTTTTTTGAAAGGATAGTTGGGTTTGTTTTAGTTTCAGCAGGACTTTTAATCTATGACAATATACCATCAGAAGTTCCAGCAGATAAAGACCACTTGCGAATATCAGTTAGACCTGACTTTATAGCAGGAGGCAAACCTGATTGGGAAAAGGCAAAGAAACAGATTGACGAGGAATTGTTATTCAAGCTTATGCCGAACTTAAAGAATATAGCTGAACAACTGGTTGCACAATTCTCAAAAAAGTATCCTAATGGATTGAAGGAATTAGTATTTGAAATTAAGTCAGTCAATTCAATGGTTTTTTGGGCTAAAAAGGATTATTTACAAGAGGCATATCCTCATCATACACTTCAATTATTTGCAGGAATGAAAGCACGGAACATAGATGAGGGACATCTCCTCTATATAAGTAAAGACGATTTGACCACAGCAGAGTTTGGCATATTCTTAAAAAATCCTGGACTGAATGAACGATACGAAAAAGATGTTAGAGAAATGACAGAGATTATAAAGAAAGGAACTGAACCAGAAAAGCCAAAGAACATTGTTTTTGACGAGAGAAAAAAGTTAAGGTTTCAACACAATAAAGAGAAGTGCGTTATTAAGGGATGTTTTACAGAAAATTGGCAGATTGATTGGTCAAATCACATTAGTAGAATTACAGGGATTAAGGGCAAGACACAGAAAGAGGTAGCAGAGATATGGAAAAGAAAGATTGCGCCAGAGAAAAAACAACTTAACGATGCGTTAAAAATTAAGTATAAAGAAAAAAATGACTGACAAAACTGAGAAATTAAAAGAATTAGAGAGGTGGGTAAGGCAAGGAGAAATAACTCAAGGGCTAATTGACAAGGTAAATATAATGAGTGAAAGGTTAGATATCGTTGTTGAAAGAGTAGATAGGGTAGTCAGGAGAGTGAATGAATTGAAAGACAAGGAAAGAGATGATCTTTCACAAAATGAATATACAGAAATGGAATTAAGTTCTGCTCTTTATAGGACAAGACAAGAGGGAAGTGGTGTTTCTATTGAAAGGATAGCAGAGATTATAGCAAAGAAATTTGATGGGTCTGAAGTAAGTTTGTTAATTGAACAACTTGAACAGTTATGAATTACCCAAAATACACAAGAGAACAAAATAAGAATTGTAAATTGACAGAGGAGGACATAAGACAGATACGCACATTAGCAGGGCAAGGAATGAAAAAGAATGCCATAGCGAAAGAACTTAATATGCCATACAATGTGATTTGGTATTGGCTTTTACCAGATGAGAAAAGGAAAGCAAAGATTAGACAATACTACCTCTCAACAGGAAAACAGAGGGACATAGACAACCGAGAAGCCAAACACGAGAGACAGAACAGAAGCAGAGCAAGAAAATATAAAACACCAGAATACAAGAGATATTTAGAAGTAAAAAGAAAACAAAGGTCGTTTAAGAAAACCAAGTTAGAATAAAACAATGGATAAAGAAATTCCAATCACAATAATGATTTTTTTGCTGATAGTAATTGTTATTGGCTCATTATTCTGGGCTTTTCCAAAATACAATGTTTGGAGAAAGTCAATGAGTGGTCAAGCACAATTAAGAGAGCAGGAATATGCAAAGCAGATATTAGTAGAACAAGCTAAGGCAGAGTTGGAAAGTGCTACATTGTATGCAGAAGCAGAGGTTGAACGAGCAAAAGGAGTAGCAGAGAGTATGGAGATTATCAAAGCAGGGTTAGAGAACAACCCGAATTACCTCCAATATCTTGCTATCCAAGCTCAGGTTAAAATGGCAGATAGTCCGAACCATACTACCGTTTATATTCCAGTTGGACAGAATGGTTTGCCATTGATAAAACAAATCAACGAATAAAGATATGATTATACTCTTAATTATCGCTGTATTTTTCAGCATCATATGCTACACAATGGCAGATAGGAGAGGGAGGGATAAGTATGTAGGACTTGTTTGTGGTTTTATATTCGGCATTTGGGCTGTCCTCTACTACTTAATAGCAGGAGATACCTCAAAGAAAAAGGCAGATTTGATGGCAGAGGCAATAAAAAAGGTCGGCAAATAATTAACCAAAAAAGCTAAAATGAAAATAACAATTGCAAAAGAAATTGGAGGCGTTAAGTATAAGTTTGAGTCAGAGCAAGGAGAGGGAAAGGAAATGGAAACATTAGCAGAGGCAGGTTTCTTAGGTGCTATGCCTACAAAGTGCAAACTTTGTGATAGCGAGAATGTTCATCTGGTAGGGAATAGAGCAAAGAGCTACCTATTTGTCAAAATGCTTTGTAAAGATTGTAATGCGAGATCACAGGTCGGACAATACAAGGATGGCGGATTTTTCTGGAAGGCGTGGGAGAAGTATGTAGCACCTGCACAATCAGATGACGCACCAACTCCAACAGAGGAAGGATAATGCCAGAACAGAACCTGACAATTTATAATGACTCAGACGAATATCACGCATTGATAGACGAATGCCAAGCAATTATAACGGAGGGTATCTGG